GAGACAAAATGACAAAAGGTCAAATTGAGGCGTACCTGACGGCCTACAACGGTCAGGATGATGAAAAGGATTGGGGTTGATTATGTTTATAACAGAAGAAGCAAGAATATTTTATGATGATTTTAATGCAAGAGAAGAATATAAAACTATCATAAGGATGGCAAGAGATGCAGCTTACATGGAGAGAGAAGATTGGATGGAAGATTACGGCAAATATCAATCAAAACTATTTGATAGAGTTAGAGAAGAAATGACAAAAAATGCTATTGAACAAGTGATGAATGAATTAAAATATAGACGAGCTGAAGATATTGGAGATTAAGAATTTCCCTGAGAAAATTAGCCTCACTGCGGTGGGGCTTTTTTTTTGTGTAAATACGTGTATATTAAAAAAATAACAGCTTACCACTGAAAAAGAGGTTTAAAAGATGAATAAACAAATTGAACAAAACTGGCCTGCAACCCAAGTTTACTTAACACCTACCGATAAATTAATCCCATACGCCCGAAATAGCCGCACACATAGCGATGAACAAGTTTCTGAGATAGCTGCTAGTATAAAGGAATGGGGCTTCACAACGCCCGTCCTGGTAGACGAAGAAAACACCCTGATAGCTGGACACGGTAGATTACTCGCAGCACAAAAGCTCGGACTGGATCAAATACCAGTAATGAAAGCTAAAGGTTGGACAGACGCACAGAAAAAAGCCTACGTCATAGCAGATAACAAACTAGCTTTAAATGCAGGTTGGGATGACGAAATGTTAAAAATAGAGCTAGGGGAACTGCAAGACTTAAATTTTGATCTTAGCTTAATGGGTTTTGATGAAGAAGAAATTGCAAATTTATTTCCAGAGTTAGAAATAGAAGGTCTTACAGATGAAGACGCTGTTCCAGAAGTTCCACAGATACCAGTAACAGTCGAAGGTGATGTCTGGGTTATGGGAAAACATAGGTTAATGTGTGGTGATAGTACTCTTATTGACTCCGTTGAGAAAGTAATGCCAGAGACCGCTAACATGATATTTACCGACCCACCCTACCTAATGGACTTCTCTGGAGGAATACACGGGGATGGATCTAAATCTTTTAACGCTAGTCATGGGAAAATAATAAACGATAAAATGTCAAAAGAAGAAGGCAACGACTTTCTCGACGACATTAACTCAATTATTAAACTAAAGGTTGATGGCGCGTTTTATATTACATTCTATCGCCTTGGCATCGACCAATACTATGCAAGTTTTAACCGTATTGGATTAAAGTGTCGGTCATTAATTATTTGGGATAAAGGTAATCACACACTTAGTAACAGTGATTACATGAGCATGTATGAGCCAATGTTTTACGGGTGGGTCAATAACCATAAATTCTATGGAGGTAATAATGGAATGGATATTTGGCGCATAAAAAGAACATCTAAAAACGATTTGCATCCAACAATGAAACCAGTAGAGCTTTGTGAAAAAGCAGTGGAGGATGGAAGCCAGGTAAATGGAATAGTTCTAGATTTGTTTGGCGGCTCTGGATCAACTATGATTGCATGTGAAAAGAAAAATAGGGTATGCCGTATGATGGAACTTGACCCTAAATACTGTGATGTAATTGTAAAACGATGGCAGGAATTTACAGGCAAAAAAGCAACTCTTGCAGATACAGAACAGACCTTCGAAGAGCTTAATAATGAACGCCTAGAAGGAAGTTCGTTATAATTCAGAATTTATGTTATAAAAACACTAATAAAGAAAACGGTGGTTAAAATGCCAAAAGATAAAATTGAAAGTACAGCGGTAGCTAAGAGAGGTCCAAAGGGTGCGTCTAAACCCCTTACAGATAAAGACTTTCAGAAGTTATTAAACATGGTCAGAATACAATGCACTATGGAGGAATGTTGTAGTGTTTTAGAGATGTCAGATACTACTTTAAATAGACGTTTAAAGGAAATGGACTACAATAATTTTGAAGACCTCTATAAAAGACATTCAGATGAAGGGCGAATGTCGTTAAGACGTATGCAATGGCAAAATGCAGAAAAGGGTAACTCTACAATGCTTGTCTGGTTGGGTAAACAGTACCTTAATCAAAAAGATAAGTCTGAAGTTCAGTCAACTGTAGAGCAAAGACACGTCATAGATTTAACAAGGATATCTGATGAAGAATTACAATCAATTGAGGCAGCGTTTAGCAGGATTGACCCTGGAGCAAGTGAGAGCGGAGAAGTACCGCAGATCATTGAGGGAGTTCACGAAGGCTAGCTGGCCTAGTATCGAGCCAGCCCAGCCATTTATAAACAACTGGCACATCGATGCTATCTCTGACCACCTCCAGGCAGTGGTCGAGGGTGACATTAAAAGATTGATCATTAACGTACCGCCAAGACACATGAAGTCTATCTCAGTTGCCGTGGCATTGCCAGCTTGGACTTGGGCAAAAGAGCCAGACAAGAAATTCCTTTACGCATCTTACGCTAATTCACTGTCGATTAGGGATAGCGTTAAGTGCCGTCGATTGATTGATAGCCAGTGGTATCAGAATCATTTTGGGCATATGTTTGACCTTACGTCAGATCAGAACCAGAAGCAAAGATTTGAAAATGATAAGAGTGGTGCAAGGATTGCTACGTCTGTTGATGGGGCTTTGACTGGGGAAGGTGGCGATATCATCATTATCGACGATCCCCATAATATCCGAGAAAGTGAGTCTTCGCTTGTTAGGCAGGGCGTACTGGACTGGTGGGATCAGGCTATGCAAACTAGATTAAACGACCCTAAGACTGGAGCCTTCATTATCATACAACAGCGTGTACACGAAAATGACTTAACTGGTCACATTCTGGCTAATGAGATGGAAGATGAGTGGGATCACTTAATGTTACCAGCTCGATACGAGGTAGGCCATAAAACGCCAGGCAAGTCATCTTTAGGCTTTACTGATCCCAGAACCTCTGAAGGAGAACTTCTGTGGCCTGAGCGCGTCGATGAAAAAACACTAAGCAATTTAGAGAGATCCCTTGGTAGCTACGCAAGTGCTGGTCAACTCCAGCAGAGACCTGCACCTAAGGGTGGCGGTATTCTTAAGGCGTCTTGGTGGGTCCCCTGGGAAAATAAAGACTTACCAAACAATATTGAGTATGTGTTGCAATCGTGGGACACTGCATTCAGCACAAAAGAATCCGCTGACTATTCGGCTCGAACAACTTGGGGTGTATTTAAACACGATGGATTGATGAGTGTTATTGTCTTGGAGATGTGGTACGACAGAGTCAGCTATCCTGACCTAAGACGTATTGCTCAGGAGGCTTACGAGGACTGGGAACCTGACGCAGTTCTCATAGAAAAAAAGGCATCAGGCCAATCCCTGCTGCAAGATCTGCGTATGGCTGGCATCCCAGTTCTTGAGTATTCCCCTGATCGAGACAAGCAAGCTAGGGCGCACGCAAGTTCCGCATTGCTAGAAGATGGCAGAATATTCTTTCCTTCGGATCGAAAGTGGGCTAAGGATTTAATAGATATATGTGCAGCCTTTCCAGCAGGTGGCAATAACGATATTGTTGACACATGCACACAGGCTTGGTTAAGGTTGAGAAAAGGTTGGTTTGTAACACACTCTGACGATTACGAAGACGACGAATACCCAGAGCAAAGAAGGATGACAATGTATGGCTAGGTCACCAACAACGGTTCCCATCGAAACAGAATTAGCACCATTCGCTGAGGGAACGCCCCTCGATGATTTACAAGTTGAAGATATTGGAAATGACGAAGTTCTTGTTGGAGATCCAGAATTAGACTTGATGTCAGAAGACGAAAGTAGTTTTGACGTAAACCTAGCTGAAGTTATTGATGACAATGAATTGTCTCGAAAAGGCCAGACACTTATTTCATATTACGAGAATGACCGAGAGTCTCGATCAGAGTGGGAAGAACGTTACAAGAATGGCTTAAAGACATTAGATCCTGACGGTGGCTTGGATGAATCAGAAGATGAACGTGCGGTGCGCGGTTTGTCTACAGTTGTACATCCAATGATAGCCGAAGCTGCGACCCAGTTTAATGCCAAGGCAATTGTCGAGCTATATCCAAGCGGTGGTCCTGTTAAGACGGTTATTGTTGGCGATCCCAATGAGGAGCTTGAGGAACAGGCTCGTCGTGTTCGGGAGTTTATGAATTACCAGATCACACAGGAGATGCCAGAATACTTTCCTGACTTAGATCAGATGTTATTTCAATTGCCGCTGGTTGGTCAGACTTTTAAGAAAGTTTGGTGGGATGCAAATATGGACAGGCAATGTTCCCAGTTTGTCAAGGCAGAAGATTTCATTGTCGCCCAGA